ATCAGTTGAACAACACTGACGACTCTGTGGAGACGGTCACAAAAAACTAAACGGGGACACGGACATATACTCTATGTTCGCTCTGGCAGAACACTTACATATAACCGTAGGTGATGTGTTAAAAATGTCCCAAGCAGAGTTTGTAGGTTGGATAGCATATCTAAACCTCAAACATCAGAAGGAAAAAAGAGACCGTGGCCATAAGAGAACAACTCATAATAGAAGGTAAGAATAGGACCCAAGCGGCCCTAGGCAAAGTCCAGAAAGACCTCAAAGGTATCAACCGTGCAGGTCAGAATGTGTCAGCTGGCTTTTCAAGATTACAGACAGTTATCCTAGGTGTTGCGACAGCATTTGGGGTAATGAAAACAGCTGGCAGTTTTTTAAATGTTGCCAGAGGACTTGAGAACTTACAGTTCCAATTAGCCGCACTGACAGGATCCACAGAAGAAGCCGCAAAGGCAATGGACATCTTGCAAGAGTTCGCAGGAACGGTTCCTTTCAAACTACAAGACATACAATCAGCCGCACCCAGCCTATTAGCAGTAGCAGATTCAACAGAAGAACTGAATGAACTGTTAGCGATAACAGGTGACATAGCGGCGGCATCAGGCCTAGACTTCCAAACGGTAGCACTACAACTACAGAGAACATTCGCAGGTGGTATTGGAGCGGCGGATCTATTCAGAGACAGAGCTGTTAAGGCTATGTTGGGATTCCAAGAAGGTGTCCAATATAGTGCTTCACAATCAAGAGATCATATTTTAAAAGTATTCAGAGATGGAACGGTCAGTATAGCAGGTGAATCTGCTAAAATGGCAGAAACATTTGATGGTGCACTATCAATGATTGGTGACAAGTTCTTCACATTCCAAAAGATAGTGATGGATGAAGGACCTTTTGAATTTTTGAAAGGTGTAATACAAGTTTTTGAATCAGAAGTAGCAGAAAATTTTGATGCAGTCAAAGATGCGGCAGGAAATATTGGTGATGCGATAACAAGAACAGCAAGAAGAGCCATAATTGGTGGTGCTAGACTTATTGATGCATTGAAACCAGTGTTTGAATTGGTGAGATCAGGCTTCAATGGCCTTATAAGATTCACAGATGGATTGCCAGCAACCATAAAAGCACTTGGTTTGGTTGGATTCCTTATGTTAGGAACCAAAGGTAAGCTGGTAGCAGTCACAATTGGATTGGTGATTGACAACATTTCAGCTATGTTTGGCAAATTGTTAGAGATAGTGTCAGCGACATCAAGGAAGATAGCAGGTGGAGCCTCAGCATTGGGCTTTGACACAATGGCGGCCAACCTTAGAAAGTTCGCAGATGATGTGGATGGATCAATTGACTCATTGAAAGTCAAAGTTGACAGCTTCATAGATGATTTCTCAGGCAATGTCACACTGAACACAATGGAAGCATTGGGATTACCAGGCCCAGAAACAATGGGAGAATATGAAAGATTCGTATTGAACTATCTTGATAAGGTAGATGCTAAAATTAAAGAGGCACAAGATGCCGCAAACAACAAAACACTATCAGAGATTGAAAAACAGAACAAAAAAGAAGAGATATTAGCATTACAGAAACAGAAAAAACAGATCATAGCGGCTAGAAATCAACTACAAGAAGAAATGAAGAAGAGAGTTGACATACTCAAGCTGGAAGCAGAGTTTTTATTTGAAGGCACTAAACAGATTGAAGATCAATACTTACAAAGAACAATAATAATACAAAAAGCATTAGAAGAAGGTTTGATATCCGCGGAAAGAGCCGCTGAACTTGAGGTTGCATTAAACAAAAGAAAATTAAGAGACATAGAAGAAGCAACCAAAGAGAGTTTGAAGAAGAGAAGAATTGAAGAACTTAGACAGGCAGGTAAGACAGAAGAGCAAGCCAAATCAATAGTAGAATTTGAAAACAAATCAGCCACGGACAAGGCTGAATTTGCTATCAGCAAAGGTAGGGAAACATTTGAAGCATTGGGTAAAATGAACAGAGATGCTTTCAGAGCCTACAAGGCATTTGCGATAGCAGAAGCCATAGTTTCAACATACAAAGGTGCCGCGAAAGCATTAGGATCATATCCACCACCGTTCAACTTTATAGCGGCGGCGGCCGTTGTTGCAGGTGGATTGGCACAGGTCAATGCAATCAGATCACAGAACTTTTCAGGTAGGAAAGATGGTGGTCCAGTTGGTGCTGGTCAGAGCTACATCGTTGGAGAACGACAGGCGGAGATTTTCCGTGCACCACCAGGAGGTGGATTCATTGACAATGGAACGAGCAGTATGGGTAAAGATGTCACAGTGAACTTCACAGTGAATGCGATTGACTCAAACAGTTTCCAAGAAACATTGAATGATCAAAGAGATACCATAGTTGGCATAGTCAATGAAGCAGTTATGGACAAAGGAAGGCCAGCGATAGCATAATGAAAAGAAGAAGAGTAGCAAAAGACAAATCAACAGGTATTCCTAAGAAGTATTTGAGTGGCACAAAAGGCGGTAAGAGATCAGAACTTGCAAGTGTGATAAAACAAATATCAAGGCTTTACAAGAGAGGTGCAAGGATACCTCAGAGCCTTATCAATAGGAGAATTAAACTTGGCAAAAAGAAGTAGAACACTCAAGGCTTCAACCCTAAAAACATTGAGAGCCAAAGCACAGAAAAGTAGAACCTTTAATCTGGCAGACCTAAGAGCTGTCTACAGAAGAGGACAAGGTGCTTACCTTTCATCAGGTTCAAGGCCAGGAGTTCCTATGTCTGCTTGGGCGATGGGCCGTGTAAATAGTTTATTGAGAGGTTCAAGGAAACACGACCTTGATATAAGAAGAAGGGCAAGAAAGAGAAAGTAATGGCAAAGTATCAGGGAAGAGAAGTAAAATTAAACAAAGTAATGAGAGGTGATGTAAAGAAGTTCAAAGTGTTCGTTCGTAATAGAGAAACAGGCAACATAAACAAAGTTAATTTTGGACAGAAAGGTATCAGCATTGGCAGGAACAATCCAGCAAGGAGAAAGAGTTTCAATGCTAGGATGGGTGCAATACTTGATGATGTCAAAGGACAAAAGACTTTATCACCAGCATATTGGTCATTGCAGACTTGGAAGAAAGGATTTAAAATATAATGGCAGATCATTTTAACACAATATTACCATCAGGTGTGAACATAGCATCAATGGAATTTACATCCAATCAACCAACTGTGAGAACACAGAGCCTATCAGGCAGAACACAGGTCAGAAGTTTTGGTGGACAGTTTTGGACAGCTAGGATCACTATGCAGACAATGACCAGATCAGAATTGAGAAAAGTTTATGGTTTCTTGGTAAAACAAAAAGGTGGATTCACAGCATTCACAATATCACCAACACCTTTGACAGAAACAACTGTGAGTGGTGTCACAACCGTGGGTATAAAAAGTTCTAGCACCACAGCACAAAAGGCATTGGGATCAACATCAATTGAAGTTGATGATGTCAACAAGTTCACAGCAGGTGATATGATAAATTTCAACAACTCAGGACACACAAAGGCATATATGGTCACAACAACATTGACAAGTGACCATACAATTGATTTTGAACCTGGTTTAGTCCAAGCAGTGGCAGACACAGACTCCGTGTTAGCAGGTTCAAACTTCAAACTGACTTGTAGGTTGGCTGGTGATGAGATAAGACAGAGAACAGATTCAACAGGATACGGGACATTAGAATTTGATGTAGTGGAGGCAGTATAATGGGTAGAGTAGTCGTAGACGGCACTAACACAATATACGAAGGTGACGGCACAGGTAAACTAGAACTTGATGCTGTAAAATGCTTCCATCTAGTTGAATTGCACTTTGATGATTCAAATTTGCACAACCTATATCTAACTGACAACTTCCAAGACATTTCATTTGATAGTGCCACAGCACCAGATTCAGGTGCCAACACATATTCAGCTGTTGGTGGATTCTTGAGCTTTGGTCCTGTTTCAGAAACAACAGAACTAAGGGTCAACACCATTAACATAACATTGAGTGGTGTGGACAACACAAACACAAACACAGGCATAATCACAGATGTGTTATCATTTCCAATAACCAACAAGAGGGTGGTGATATACAGAAGTTTTGGAGTTGATTCAACAAGTGACCAAACCAAAACATTTATGATATTTGATGGAACTGTGAAAAACTTCAATGTGGTTGAAGGTGCGGATGAGGCACAGATAAGTGTGGCAGTGAGTTCACATTGGGCCAACTTTGAACAGAAGAATGGTAGGATAACCAACACAACAACACAGGCAAACACTACCAAATACAACAGCACATCAACATTCACTGGTGACAAAGGTTTTGAATACAGCTCAGCCTTGATAGCTGACATACAATGGGGGCCAGGAAATTAATAATGATGGGCATAACGACAAACATAAGAACAGCGGTGCAGAATGACATCCCGCATTTGATGAGTTTGGCTGAAATAGAATACAACTTGTTTGATCAGAAGACACCTTTTGATACAGAGATATGTGAGAGATACATAAGATCAACTATGTTGGATCCAGAAGCCATCTTTATCATAATTGAAGATCAGAGCAGGATCCCTTTTGGATTCTTGACAGGACATATTGACTATGTGGATCTCAGCACGGCACCAACTGCCGTTGCATTGCATTGGTTCGTAAACAATCCAAATGCTATGTATGGACACAAGAACTATGGACTTTCATTGATAAGTGCATTTGAAGGTTGGGCAAAATTAAAACATTGTAAGAAAACTATGATTGGTATAAGGATGAATCCTGGTCAGAGAAGAGCATATGACAAGACATTTGACAAGATAAAATACAAACCAAACTATGTTTATTACACAAAGGATATGACATAATGGGTGGTGTAGTAAGAGCGATAAAAAAGATAGTTAAGACTGTGGTCAAAGCAGTCACGAATGTGTTCAGCGGATTTATGGGTATGTTTGGTATGAGCTTTGACACTCCAGATATGGGTGGTGGTGCTTCATATGAAAATGAACAAAGAGGTATCACGGTAAACAAACAATCCAATGTGGCAGGAGTTCCTGTGGTGTATGGTAAGAGAAAAGTGGGTGGCACAAGGGTATTTGTTGCCAGCTCAGGATCAGACAACAAGTATCTATATGTGTGTCTAGCAGTGGCAGAAGGTGAGATAAATGGTTTCACAAGGATATACATCAATGATGAAGAACAAGCGATAACAAGTTTTCCAACCAACAACAACTCTACTGTGAATGTGTTAAATGGATCAAAATATTTTGTAAATGGCACATCAAGGGCACAGTTCCAATTTTTTAGAGGCACTGAAGATCAATCAGCAAGTTCATTGTTGAAAGAACATCCTAGTTGGACAGACAATCACAGATTGAGAGGTGTGGCATATGTGGCCGCGAGATATGAATGGGTCAAACCAGAATTTGCAAATGATGGCAGTGGAGAACAAACACTATACAATCCTTGGAAAGGTATCCCAACAATACAGGTTGAGATTGAAGGTAAGAAAGTGTTGTCAGGTAATTACAGCTCACACGGAACAACAACATCAAACACATACGGATCAGAAACAGGATCATTCACATTTTCAAACAATCCAGCAGATTGTTTATTGGACTATTTGAGAAATCCAAGATATGGTAAAGGACTATCAGACAACAGAATAGATTGGGAAGAATTTAGAACATCACAAGTGGTCTGTGACACCAATGCCAACTTTGGTGGTAGCTTGGGCACAGCAGACTTCTTGGATTGCAACATACACCTAAGAACAGAAGACAACCTGTTCCAGAACACTAAAAAATTATTACAATCTTGTAGAGGTTTCTTGCCTTATGTGAATGGCAAATACAAACTACAGATTGAAACAGCTGAATCAACACCTGGCAACTTGATAAACTTGACTGATGATATGATAATTGGATCAATAAAGATACAGTCACCAGACAAGAATGCCAAATACAATGAAGCACACATAACATATTCAAATGCGGAAAAACAATTTGAATCAGACACGGCCATATTCGCATCAGGTGTATTCAAGACAGAAGATGATGGAGAAGCATTGATACTGAAGATGGGTGCACCAGGTATAACAAGCAGAGAAAGAGCCTTACAATATGCAGAATACTTGGTGAAGAGATCAAGGAAACAATTACAAGTTCTTTTAACAACGACCAGTGAGGGGCAACAGCTAGTCGCAGGTGACCTAGTGTGTATAACACACTCATATGAAAAACAAACATCAACAACATCAAATGATAGATTTGGATACTTGTTCAAACAACCAACAAGTTCAAGTTATTCAGATCCAGACAAAATTTTCAGGGTCACCTCACAAAAATTAAACTATGATGGCACGGTGGATCTAGTGTTATTGGAACACCAGAATGACATATATGATGTGACACAGCAACAGGAAGATGTTGACCTAAGTGCATATGGCAGTTTCAGACAAACACAACTGCCAAACATATTACCAAATCCTGTGCCTAGCATTCCGCCAGCACAGACCATAACTGGTAAACATTTCACACTGACAACAAGTGTGGTCACTATTGGCGGAGTGAAAAGACCAACTCTATCCATAAACAACAACAACTATCAGAATGTTGATGGCAATGCAGTGAGGGTGATATACAGGATAGCGGCTGGATCAAATGTTTTAGTCAATCCAGTGACACTACCAAACAGAGATTCAGGCTTTACATTTATCAACGGAACACCAATGGCATTCAATCAGACC